TTGAAGGTATTAGATTCTACGTTTCATTTGCGTGTAGTTGGGCATTCGCTGAGCTCAAAAAGATGGAAGGCAATGCAAAAATTATTAAGTTCATTGCACGTGATGAAAATGTTCACATGGCTTCTACACAGCAACTAATTAAATTACTTCCAAAAGAAGATAAAGAGTTTGCTAAGATTGCTGAAGAAGAAAAGGAAACTGTTTTACAAATCTTTGAAGATGTATCTAATCAAGAAAAAGAGTGGGCAAAGTATTTGTTTAAAGATGGTTCAATGATTGGTCTCAATTATGAGTTGCTTTCAAACTACGTAGACTTTATTACAAACAAAAGAATGTATGCAATCGGCTTAAGTAATTCACGTGGTACAACAGATCCTTTGCCTTGGACACAAAAGTGGATTAGTGGCGCAGAAGTACAGGTTGCACCACAAGAAACAGAAATCACTTCATACATTGTAGGTGGAATCAAAAAGGATTTAGATGATTCAACTTTTAAAGGATTTTCACTTTAATGTCGAAAAACATTGTCAAACAAACTATTAAGTGTCAGTCGTGCGAAGTAAAGATGGATGTTATTATTCGCGATGCTAACTATGAATTAGATGATGTTGAAATTAGTTATTGTCCAGTGTGCAGTATTGAATTATTAGATTTGGAAGAATACGATGAAGATTGGGAAATGGGATGAACGCTTTATGGCCATGGCCAGGGAAGTTTCAACTTGGTCCAAAGATCCATCAAGGCAAGTCGGTGCTGTAACTGTAGGTGAAAATAGAAAAATACTTAGCACTGGCTATAATGGATTCCCAGCTGGCATAGATGATACTGAAGAACGTTTAAACGACCGTGAACAAAAATATAAATATGTAGTACATGCAGAAAAAAATTGTATATACAATGCATGTTTAAATGGTATATCATTAGCCGGTGCTAGTTTATATGTTTATGGACTTCCAGTATGTTCTGAATGCGCAAAGGGAGTTATCCAAGTTGGCATCAAAAAAGTTATAATCGAAGAGAGTTGTTTTGATAAACAAAAGTGGAATGATAGTTTTGAATTTACTAAGCAACTTTTCGAAGAATCTAATATTATAATAAAATATGTCAGACTACCTAAACCCGTGGATCTATCATGGCAAAATTTTGCAGAGTGAAGACGTAGAAAACTATGTCGGCATGGTGTATCTTCTCAAAAACAAACAAAACAATCGTCAATACATAGGTAAAAAGTTCTTTTGGACTCGTGCAGTGCGCAGTGTTAAAGGAAAAAGAAAAAAGGTTAGAGTCGAATCAGACTGGAAAAAATATTATGGATCCAGTAAATCTTTATTAGAAGATATTGAGCAAATAGGTATTGACAAAATTGAGCGACATGTGTTATTATTATGTAATAGCAAAACACAATGTGCTTACTACGAACTCAAAGAACAAGTCGACAGAAATGTTTTATTACGAGAAGATTATTATAACGAGTTTGTTGGCGGAAAAATTAACGGAAGACATTTAGAGGAAATAAAATGAAAGTTGTAATGTACTCACTTGATGGTTGTGGTCACTGCGTTGTAGCAAAAGATTATTTTGTAGAAAACAACATTGAGTATACAGAACTTAAAGTTGGCGCTGATGAATCGGCTGATGTTGATATTGATGATTTCTTAGATCAGTTTCCAGATCAAGAAGGTTTTCCACATATTATGATTGATGATGTATATGTTGCTGATTATCAAAATCATATTGAAATGAATGATATGCTTAAAGGAGTTAGTTTGTAATGTTAGACGTTTGGCGCGTAAAAAAGACAAATCAAATTGTTTATCCTATGGGATCTGTTAAAGATAGTAACGGATATACGCTTTGCCTGTTTCCATTTACTTCAAGAAGTAATCAAGGAAATCATGGTGTAATTCAATCTGTAAAGAATGATAATTTGAAAAAAGATAGAGAAGAATTGTAATGGCTGAGATTCGTGATGGTGTGTTTGTTCGCAATGAAACAAACGAAAACTCAATGGGCGGTACTGAAAGAATGACAATGGAACTTGCTGAAAGAGCTAATAAAGATCTTTTGCAAGAATGTCAGATTGTTTCATCGAGAGTTAGAGAATTACAGGAAGATAAAGTTCGCATTTTCTGGGCTCATGATTTACCTGGCGATCCTGAATCTGAATTTTTGAAAAATAAAGATGAGCAAGAAAAGTTTCATAAGTTTGTGTTTGTATCTAATTGGCAAATGCAAGGTTATATGCAAGCCTATGGTATACCTTGGTCAAAGTGTGTAGTGTTGCATAACGCTATTGAACCAATTGAAGAACACGAAAAACCTGATACTAAAGATAGTGTTAACATTATCTATACACCTACTCCTCATCGTGGTCTACAAATTTTAATTCCAGTATTTCAAGCTCTCAGTGAAAAGCATGATAACATTCATCTTGATGTTTTTTCATCATTTAAACTTTATGGGTGGGAACAACGTGATGAGCAATTTAAAGATTTGTTTGACAAAATAAATGATCATCCACATATTACTAATCATGGAACAGTAGAAAATTCTGTTATTAGAGATACGCTTAAAAAATCACACATCTTTGCTTACCCATCTATCTGGGCTGAAACTTCATGTATGTGTTTGATGGAAGCTATGTCAGCTGGACTTGTTTGTATTCATTCTAACTATGCTGCTCTACCAGAAACAGCAGCTAATTGGAATCAAATGTATCAATTACATGAAGATGTAAATCAACACGCAGGTATTTTCTATAATATTTTAGATAATGCAATTATAAAGGCTAAAGAAAATTATCAGCCTAATAGTTCTGCATCTTCTTATTCTAATGTATTTTATAGCTGGGAACGTAGAACACATGAGTGGAACGCTATGTTGACAAGTTTAATAGAAAATGTAAAAGACAGATCTATTCCAGGAGCAATGTTTAGATATGGATCATGATAAATATATTCATGGAAGAAAAAAGCAATGTTATCAGATTCCCTATTGAAAGAAGACTCGACGCAGAATTCAAACCTGCTTCTGAAGATCTCGAAGATATGTGCGATCAATACGCAGGATTCCTTTTAACCGAATTACATCATGATGGCTATGATATATCTAATGAAGATTACGTATATGATATATCACTTATGTTCGAATCTCTAAGATCTCTCGTGTTTAAATTTAATTCAATTACTCATCCTATGCAAGGATTTTCGCAGACATTATATACTGACCAAAATTACGTTGTGTTCGAAAATCCGGATCAATTAGAATTTGACTTTTTTAGTTGACATTTTCACGCGACTATGGTAGAATATATAAAATTGTGAAGGAAATACATTGTGATTATTTTAGACCTTAACCAAGTAATGATTGCTAATCTTATGGTTTCTCTTGGTGGCCATAAAATAGATGTCGATGAGAATATCTTACGACATATGATTCTTAATTCTATTCGATATAATCTAGTTAAGTTTGGTAAAGAATATGGCGAGCTTATTATTGCTTGCGACGATAAAAACTATTGGCGTCGAAATATCTTCCCTTACTATAAAGCTGGCCGCAAAAAGAGTAGAGAGCAATCAGATCTCGATTGGAATTCCATTTTCCAATCACTCAACAAAATCCGCGACGAACTCAAAGAATACTTTCCATATCGTACTATCCAAGTTGAAACTGCAGAGGCCGACGATATTATCGGGGCGCTTTGCGCTAAGTATGGAAGAGAGTTAGGCGGTGATGCTATTCTTATTTTATCAGGTGATAAAGACTTCCAGCAATTACAAAAGTATTCTAATGTAAGTCAATATGATCCAGTTCGTAAGCGTTGGATTAAATGCAATGATCCTGACTCATTCCTCAATGAACATATTATGAAAGGTGATGTTGGTGATGGTGTACCAAATGTGTTGAGCGCTGACGATACATTTGTCAGTGACTCTCGACAAAAACCATTGCGTGTTAAAAGAATGCATGAGCTTTTAAATACGGAAGGATCAGAATGGCCGCAAGAAATTTATCAAAATTTTTGTAGAAATAGAATGTTAATTGATCTTAAAGAAATCCCTAATCGTATTATTGAGCAAGTTTATAATCAATACGACGAGCAAAACGATAAAGGTAGAGATAAATTGTTTAACTACTTTATCAAAAACAAATTAAAAAATCTTATGGAAAATATTAGCGAGTTTTAAAATGGCACTTCCCCGCATTAGTAGAATTCTTAAAGAAGCTTCAGAAATTTCTTCTCGTAAAGAAAAAGTAAAGTTTCTTAAATCACATCATCCAAACAAAGTTATGCTTCAGCTATTTAAGTATGCATTTGATCCATCTATTGTTTGGGCATTACCAGAAGGTAATCCACCATACCGTGAGTTTGAAGAAGCAGAAGAAAACGATAATGGCTTATATAACGAAGCACGTCGTTTGTATTTGTTTATTGAAGGTGGTAACGAGAATTTACATCCAATTCGACGAGAAACATTGTTTATTCAAGTACTAGAATCTATTCATCCAGAAGAAGCAAAACTTCTATTAGCAGTTAAAAATAAAAATATTCCATATAAGGGAATTACATCTAAACTTATTGAAGAAGCATTTCCGGGGCTATTATGAGCAAGTCAAAACGAGAAAGTAACCATCGCAAAGAAGAACGTCGTTTTCAAGACGGTGGCCAACGTGAGTTTATTCATGAGTATCGTGAACATAAGCAAGAAAAAAGAGTACAAAATATACTCAGGTCCAATGATATTGAGGCCTTGTTAGAACAAGAAAATTATAAATAAAACATGCCTACCTACGTATATCTCAATTCTGAGACTGGTGAACAGGAAGAACACTTCCACAAAATTTCCGAGATGGAAACATTCTCGGCCAACAACCCTCACCTCACTAGAATCATTACCACTTCGCGGAATAATCTTATAACTGGTTATAACCAAAAACCAGATGAGGGATTCCGTGATATTCTCAAGTCAGTCAAAAAAGCATCAGGGAGGAATAGTAACATTAATACTTTTTAGTATGTGTGAATTGGCGAGTATAAGATAGAAACCCAAATAACAACAAGAAGGTAATTATATGGCACTTTCAAAGCGACAGCGAAGAGCTCTTCGTAAAAATGGTGTACTAGATGAGCACACCCATGTACCACAGAAAGGAATGCGATTATTTGACATTGATCCAAAAACCTTTGCACAACAACTAACATTCGACGCCTATGACCATGGCGACCATCTTCTTCTCCACGGCATGGCCGGCACAGGAAAAACATTCATTTCCCTTTATCTCGCACTCCGAGAATTATTCGAAGACCCAAGTTCAATTTATCACAGCATCACTATCGTAAGGAGCGTAGTACCAACACGTGATATTGGATTTTTACCTGGTAAAGAAGATGAAAAAATTGGTGTATATGAAGAACCGTACAAGGCAATTTGTAATGAATTATTTGGCCGAGGTGACGCATATGACATTTTAAAACATAAAGAGCTCGTCAACTTTATGTGTACGTCTTTTGTCAGAGGGTTGACATTAGACAATACTATTGTTATAATAGATGAAGTAAATAATATGAATTTCCACGAATTAGACTCAATCATAACAAGAATAGGAGAAAACTGTAGAGTTATATTCTGTGGAGACTTTAGGCAAAGTGACTTGACCAAACAACAGGAGAGAAACGGTCTACTTAATTTTATGAAAATTATTGATACACTATCAGGCTTTGAACACGTTGAATTTACTGAGAATGACATCGTCCGCAGTTTGTTGGTGAAGGAGTATATCATTGCAAGAGAACAACTCGGGCTTTGTGCATAAACTGTTCGAACCCAGAAAATTAAAGCGAATCAACGAGGAGGGTCAACGACTGTATGTGACCGAAACCGGTGATAAGTATCCATCGGTCACTACAGTCCTTGGCAAACTTGGCCAAAAGAAATTACACGAATGGCGTAAGCGTGTAGGTGAAGCTGAAGCTAATAAAATTGCTCGTCAAGCATCGTCTGCTGGAACAGCAGTACACAATGTTGCAGAAAAATACATGCTCAACGATCCCAGCTGGCGCGAAGACATGCCTATTCCCGTTAGTCGATTCCTCAAAATCAAACCATATCTCGACGACAATGTCGATGAAGTATATGGTATCGAATTACAAATGTATTCTAATGAACTACGTACTGCCGGCACTGCAGATTTACTATGTAAGTATAATGGTAAGAATACATTACTCGATTTTAAAACATCTAAGCGCCGTAAGCATAAGAAAGATATCACCAGTTACTTTATGCAGTGTGCTGCTTATTCAGAAATGGCAAAAGAACATTATGGTTTTGAAGTAGAACAAATTGTTATCCTAATGGCAGTACACGAGGACGATCCTATTGTCTTTATTGAGGATTGCCAGGATTATGTCCCTATGACTAAAAAGTTTTTTGAGTTATATCACCGAGGCCTCTTATAACAAAAAAGTCTAAAATTAACAGAAAAATAAAACCCTTAGAAATCAATAACTTATGTGACCGTTGATGTAAGTAGTTGATTTCTAAGGGTTTTTTT